GTCGTTTCCTTCGGACAATTGATCGTCTTCGAAACGGCCGAATCAACATGCTTCACCGCGGTTTTCGCGACCGCGAGATGCTCGTCGATGGTAACGTCCGCGCAAGGCACACCACGGACGCCCAGAACGGCCGAAGCGAAATCGTCGGCTTCGACTACCACGGGACCGGCCGGCGTGTTGACGCGCCTTCCTTGGCGGTAGGAGAAGACGGGTTCGATGCCGCTTGACACGTTGTCCGCCGTGATTGAAATCGTGCCCGTGGGCGCAATCGAAATCAAGTGCGAATTCCGGATGCCGTGTTCCCGAATTTCGTTTTGCAGAACGGGGGGAAGTGTCGCGATGAACTTCGAATCCAGATAGGCGGGGTCGAACAACGGGAACGGTCCCTTTTCTTCGGCAAGCGCAACCGATGCCGCATACGCCGTGACCTTCAGACACGACAAGATGCGATCCAGCGTTTCGCAGAACGTGGGCGAACCATAAGGATGCCCCATCGCTTCGAGGGTGTTCGCGACGCCGGTCACGCCCAAGCCCATCCGGCGTTTCGCTTTCGCTTCCTTCTCTTGTTCGAACAGCGGGTATGTTGCGATGTCAACAACGTTGTCGAGCGCCCGAACAACCGGCGCAATGTCCGCGCAAAACGCATCGTAGTTGTAAGAAAAAACACCATCTTTTTCTTCCAAATATTGCGTCAAATTGAACGATCCCAAAAGGCAAGCGCCATACGGGGGAAGCGGTTGTTCCCCGCAAGGATTCGTCGCCGCGATTTGTTCGCAGTATGCAAGATTATTCATCTCGTTTATCCGGTCGATGAATATCACGCCCGGTTCGCCCCAATCATACGCGATTTGCATCACTTGATCCCAAAGCGCGCGGGGGTCGACGTGCCGGTATACTTCGCCGCCGAAGCAAAGCGGGAACAACCGTCCGTCGGCCAAGTGTTCCATGAATTCATCCGTGACCGCGATTGAAATGTTGAAGCCGGTCAAGTCGGTTTCGTTCTTCTTCGCGTGAATGAATTCTTCAATGTCGGGATGGTCAATCCGCATGATTCCCATTTGCGCGCCGCGTCTATGCCCAGCGGAACAAGTCGCGAGGCAAACGGCATCATAGATGTGCATGAAGGAAACCGGCCCCGAAGAATGCGATCCGAGTTTCTTAATCAACGCCTTGCGCGGTCGGAGTGTCGAAAAGTCGTATCCGATACCGCCGCCCATTCGCATCGTCGTTGCCGCTTCAGTTGCCATCGCCATGATGGAACCGTGACCGTCAACGAACGAATCTTCAATCGTTCCAGAAACGAAACAATTGTAGGGCGTGACGTTTCTTGTTTGACCGACGGCCGCTTGTATCCGGCCCGCCGGCAAGAACCTTTGATTCAAAATGATGTCGAAGAATTCGGCGCGGTGTTCGTCGTTGTCGGAAAGCGCCCGCGCGACGCGGGACATCCCTTCTTCGAATGTTTCCCCGGCCGAACGATACTTGTCAGCGTGTAGCCGTTGCGCCAATTCTGTTTTTGGTCCATTCATGTTTTTATTTCTCATCTTACTATCACAACTTTTTCGCTTGCGCGAGTGATTGAAGTATATAGCCATCGATGCTTGTCTTGTCGAAACGTTGACGATTCGTCAACGACGACAACCGATGGCCATTGTGAACCTTGGGCCTTGTGCCCCGTGAGTGCGTAGCCAAAATCAAATTCTTGTGCGTCGCGTTCCCAATAGGGCATTTCTTCCCCAATGAAAGGCGCTTGATGCATGTCAACACGAAGCATCCGATCTTCGTCTTCCGCGTTGAGCCGAACATCAATGATATCGCCTTCGTGCGAATACATCGTGTCGACCATCCAAATTGCCCCGTTCAGCAATCCCAAATCGTGATTGTTGCGAAGACAAACAACGCGGTCGCCCTTTTCGGGGAACGGGGAAGTGAAGCCCAGGCATTCGCGGCGCTTCCGATTCGCGCGGTGACGGGTCGCGTTCTTCCCGACGATGATTTGTTCCGTAGTCAAAAGCGAGTTGTCGAAATCAGCAACAAGCAAAACTTCAGAGTCGCCATATTTTCCCACGTCAAGCCGAAGACCTTTCCGAACCATAGTCGCCAATCGGATGATCGGTGATTCTTCCGCTTGCCGGTGAATGTCCGTCAACATGAAATCCGGCTTCGCTTCCGTGAAGAAGCCCTTCGATTTGACCGGCGGGAGTTGTGCGGGGTCGCCCAGAACAAGAATCGGGATGCCGAACGACATCAAGTCGTGGGCCATATCCGCGCCGACCATCGAACATTCGTCGACCACAATCAAGTCAGCATCTCGAATCTTCGATTCTTCGTTGAGTTCGAACGACGGTTGTTTGACCTTGATCTTTTCTTCATCGATCGCCTTTTCAAGTGCGATGATGCTTTTCGCATCGTCATTGCCGATCGCTTCCGCAAGTGCTTCTTGCATATCCCGAAGCCGTCTTCGACTCTTGACCTTCGGTCGATAGATCAGCGAATGAATTGTTGTCGCGTTCGGGCATCCCTTTGTCTTCAGAACGTGGGCCGCCTTGCCCGTGAACGCACAAAAGACAACGTCACCGTTCATTTGCGCGGCCAAGTGTTTCGCGAGTGTTGTTTTTCCCGTACCGGCAAAGCCGAACAACCGGAAGATGGGTTGATCGTCGCGCCGAAGCCAAGTCGCAACCGCATCGATCGCTTGACTTTGTTGTGGTGAAAATTCCATCGGTCTTCTTTCTGCAATGAAAAAGCCCGGAACGAATAAAGGTGGGTTCGTTCCGGGCAGAGTTCGCCGTTTTGCGTTCTAGCGGTAGTGGGCTAGGCGGGACTAGAACGCACCTTCGCCATCGCTAGATGCCGAGCCGCCGGCGTTCTCTTGTGTTTCGTAAGAAGCGGTCGCAGTACCGGCCGAAACCAGAGCGCCCATCCCCTTCGCCGCAAGATACAGTTCATCAGTTGTCGGAAGAAGCGACTTCCCAAGATCCCCGTCAACAGCGCCGGAGATGATGAAGTTGTAGAAGGTTCCTTTTTCGTTTGTTGTTTTCTCAGAAGTGATGACCGACTTGTTCGCGAACAGCGGGGGATTGATTTTCCCGTTTGCTGTTTGGATCAGATGCATCCGAAGGCGCGCTTGCCATTTCCGATAAACTTTGATCTTCGTTGAGTTGAACGCAACGACCAAAGGAAGACCATCGCCATCCACGCCGTAAACATAGAACGTTTCGATCAAGTCATTGCCGGCCGGTGTGACCAGAACGCCGCCCTTGATGGGGTGCGGGGTTGAACCAGCAATGACGGCATCGCCGACTTCGTGACGCCCGACAAAGCCGCCGCCTTGTTCGCGCGGGGTCCATTCGACGAAACAGCGATCGGTTGTCGCCGGAACGAAGATGACTTCGGTTCCAAGGTTTTCTTCAGTCACGGAATTGACGAACGTTCCCGGCTTCGCGTCGCCGTCGACGACTTGAGGCGACAACGGTTGAAGAAGGTTCAGGAACGGGATGGCGATATCCGCGGACGTTTGGTTTTCAAAACCGCTTCCGACATCGTCGCCGTATTCGTGAACCGCAAGCGCGGTCGTTTGCTTCTTCGTTACAGCATCTTTTTTCGTGGCCATGATTCGGCCTTTCAGCTAATGCCATCGGTTTTTGGTCCGTGATGGCGGGAGTAGACCAGCGCCCAGAAGGGGGGACGCTACCCAATTTTTGCGACTTCTTTTGTATGAATCCCGAAGAGTTCTTCGGGCGTTTCCTTCCCCGCTTCGATACGCTTTCGCGCCCACGCCTTGAGCGTTGAAGCATGAACGGAATATGTTTGATCGACGCCGGCCGGGTATTGTGCGGCAAGGTCCGTCATCAGTGTTGTCGCGTCTTCTTCTTGATCGCGATTGAAGGCAACGATGACGTTCCGCTTGACCATCCCGCCTTCGTTGTTGTCGTCAAGCCATTTGATGGCTTCGTCCATCCGATACTTCGGGATGCTTGCGAAGACTTTCTTTTCGACTTTGATCTTCAGCCCGCCCGACGTGGCGAATTCGGTCATCCCGACTTCCGCCATCAGTTCCGGAATTTGTACTTCTTCAAGTTCGCGAACGTCGCCCTTGGCGATCTTCAATTGAAGTTCCAAAGTCGCGACGTTCGTTTGTGTCGTGCGAAGTTCAAGCGCAAGTTCGGAGAGTTGCCCCAGTGCGTCATCCGATACTTCGATGTCTTCGGTGTAGTCGTGTGTCATTTCGTGGCCCTTTCTTTTTGGATTCGCTATTGTACCGCCTTCTTGACGGTTGTCTATAGCCATTCTTTCAAACGATCGCCCGTCACTTGTGACGCAACGTCAAGCTTCTTCCGAAGGGAATCAACGATGCGCGCGTCAACCGTTCCGGACGCGATCAAATCGATGTATCGAACATTATCCTTTTGCCCAATACGATGCGCGCGGTCTTCCGATTGAAGCCGGTCTTCAAGCTTGAACGAATTCGAATAATAGATGACCGTCGATGCTTCCGTGAGGGTCAGCCCAGTTGCGCCGGCCGCGGGGTTCGCGACGAAGAAGCGCGCCGAATCGTTCGGATCTTGAAACCGTCGCCGGTTTTCCATCCGTTGATCGTATGAAACCGAACCGTCGTATCGAACAGCGTGTTCGCCAAGTTCCGCCATGATCTGATTGATGTCTTGGCGGAAGCGCGCCCAGATGATCGCCTTGCCGTTCACGTCTTCCAGTGTGTCAAGCAACGCCGACATCCGCGGGTTGTCCGGTAGGAAGTGCATCGTTTCGCAATCGTCGCCCGGCATATATCCCGACGTGATTTGTTGCAACCGCAAAAGGCGCGTGATTATCATCGGAGCCGTGACAAGCGAACCGTCTTCCATGAAAGCCATGAAGTCATCGCGGATGGTTTCATATAGCTTTCGTTGTTTTGGGCCCATGTCAAAATATCGCTTCGTGTATATCTTCGCGGGAAGGTCAAGAACATCTTCCTTCAGAACGCGCGAACAATACTTTTCGACGATCATTTGCATTTGACTAAGGTTCCGATAAGCGACCACGCGTTCAAAGCGTCCGGTCGCTTGCCTGATTTCTTGCGGGGTGCATTCATTCTGTTTCTTGTATTGCCCATCAAGCGTCTTCACCATCTTTTCGTAGATGCCAAAGTGCGTTTTGAATGATTCATATGATCCGAAACCTTCGTTGCTCCAAAGATCCCAATCAAGGAATTTCAGTTGTGCGTAGATGTCAAGCGGTGCATTCGTGACCGGCGTTCCCGAAAGGATGCGTCGATAGGGTATGTTCTCGATGTAAGGTTTGCCCCGTGGAAACTTCCGCCCGATCCGGCAGATGGCGCGCGTTCGTTTTGCGCTTGCCGTCTTGATCCGTTGTGATTCGTCGCAGATGAAAAGAACCTTCCGTTCAGCAACGAAGCGATCGGCGAATTCACGGCCGGCCGCCTTTCGTGCAAACGTTTCATAGTTCATCGCGAGGAACGCCATCCCCTTGTGGGCAAGCAATGCTTCAAGCTTGCGTTGATACTTCTTCGTCTTGACCTTTTTCGATTCCCATTCGACCGAAGCAACGGCGATGGTTTCGTGAACGTGGGCCGGGATTTCATCGAAGATCCAATTCCCATGAACGCCGTTCGGCGCAATGACAAGAACCGCATCGATTTCGCCCTTGCAATACAGGTTCGCCGCCGTGTCAAGTGTCAACTTTGATTTGCCGGTTCCTTGTTCCCACAGAACGCCGCGGATGTATTCGTTGCCGCTTGCTTCGAATTCTTCAGCTTGATGCTTGAAGGGTTCAGTCTTGAATTCAAACTCTTGATTTGCCATCGATTCCCTCAATAGAAAGACCGCGAAAGGTGGGCCATCCCCCCGCGGTCAAAAGAAAGAGTGAATCACTTTCAATTATACCCCGACCACGGAGAGAAAACGGGAAGAACTAGCTTCGATCTTCGATTGAAGTTTGCCGATGGATTTCAAGCGCGAGCGCCGAAACCTTCAGCAAGTCATCCCCGCTGTACCAATTCGAATCTTCATAGGTGGGCTTGCCGTTCGCGTCAAGAACATCCATCCCTTGTGGGTTGCGCGCCTTTTGCCGCTTGGAAATCTTGATCGACCACCACGGCCGGCCGTTGCCATCCTTCGGTTCCTTGCGCCATGCCGCGGCTTGGATGGGGAATATCTGGATTGAGATGTCAGGTCTAGCCATGATTCATTCTTTCTTTCTTGAGATTAAAAGCCCAGTGCGGAAGGGTCGCCGGAATCGAACCGGCCGTTGTCATGACAACGCGTCAACCAGACATCGCCTATTGTCGCGGGGGACGGAATCGAACCGCCGGAAGTTCAGCGTATGAGACTGAACTGAATCCAATTCTCCCCGCAAGGTATTAGACTATACCACGCGGATCGATCCCCGTCTAGCGTTTTCCGTGTCACGCGCCCAAGTGACGTGTGAGCCACGATATCCGATTTCATCGTAGCGGTAAGCTTCCACGGATGGCATTGATTCCCCGATGAACCCTTGGGCGTGATGCCAAGCGTCCGTATTGCAAAGCGCGGGGTTCGTCCGGACAAGAACGCCGTTGTGCGGTGTTGTCGCCGCATACTTGATGCCGGCCCGTTGATGCGTGTGCCCGACTTGCATTTCAACATACGTTGATTCGGCCCATGCTTTTTTCATTTCTTGGGCGAACACAATAGGGATGCGATCCTTGCGGAGTTTTTGCCCGTGTTCGTACCCAATCAGAACGCCGCCGTGTTGACGGTACTTCCGGGGGTTCGCGCCCAGGTCGGCCGATACACGGTCATCGTTCAAGAACCGTTGAGCAAGACAAGCGCAAAGCGCGAAGCTGGAAGTGTAATCATGATTTCCCGGAACATAGATCAGTTCGACATCGTCGCAGATTTCAAGCGCGCGTTCAACCATATAGGCCAAGCATTTTAGCCCAGTCAAGAAGACCTTCGCGTATCGCGTGTCAGTGTCAAGGAAGTGATCGCCGTATGTCGTTGTCATCTTCACGCTATCAAAATGAAGATAGTCGTTCCCGATCGGCATCAAGATCCGCTTGATGTTGTGGCCGGAAAGTTCCCGAACCATATCGTCGATGGAATTCATGACGCGGTTTTCCGCGATTTCAAGATTGAAGTCTTTTCCGACTTCGTCTTGCCAAGCGTAGCTTCCGATGTGCGTGTCCCACAGCCCCCACGAAACCATAAACGGTTCGCCTTCGCCTTGTTTCGTGGGCTTGATGCGCCCCTTCGCCATCGGCTTGACCGCGTCTTGTGCGAACTTCCAAATCGCTTCTTCGACTTCTTCATCAACGATGCGTTTGAACGTTGCCTTCGATTGAAACAAGTTGACCTTTTGATGGCCGCCTTCTTCAGTCGCAAGTTTATAGTACCCTTGCCAAGTGTTTTGTTTGTGGAATTGTGCAACCCATAGCCGTTTATCCAAGCCGGCCATTTGCCGGAGTTCATCAACCGTGAACGGTTTGTCTAGCCGTGTAACTTCAAGCGATCCATCAATGTCGGTTCGATCGGATACTTGCCCAAGTTCCGACGCGGCCGGTGGCGGTTCGCCCCCGTTGCCTTCTTGTGATTTGGGGAAGTCGCCCACGTTGCGAAGTTTTCGAACGACGGTTGAATTATGAATCCCCATCTCATCTGCAATTTCCCGCATCGTCAATCCTTGTCGACGAAGCGCAACCATCTTTTGAACTTGTTCAGGTGACACGTTTGGGCGTTTTGGATTTACCATTTAGCCTACTTTCCGATGTAGCTCTTGAACCCCATCCACAGGGCCGCGAGTAATCCCGCGACTAAAACGCCCACAGTCACCGTGACCGCCTTCGTTCGGATTGATTCCATCGATCGTCGCCATTCGCGAAGCGTTCGAAAGTCGTCTTGCATGTCAAGCGGATGGTCCACGTCAGCGCCCAATTGCAGCAACGTCTCATGAACCGTTTCCTTTGCAACCGTTTTCGCGGTTGTTTGGACAAGGGCCATGATTTCCGCTTCGGTTAAATTCGGCATCCGTTGCTTTCTAGTGGTAGATTATCGCGTTCGATTCCTTACCCTAGTATAGCAGCAAACATCGGTCAGTCTATAGCGGTTGAGCAGCATTGAACATCGCCAAAACTTCAGTTCCGGAAAGCGCCCGTTTGTATATCCGAACGTCGTCGATTGCGGTATCCTCACAACTCAATGTGATATCCCCCGCGCCCAGCGTTGTACTATTTGCAGCGCCTACCATCAGCAGTTCCGACGCGGCCGGTTGTTCCATTGTTCCGGACGTTGTGTCCGTCCCTTCCGAAACGCCGTCAACGAACAATTCGATTTCGTTTGCGGCTGAATCGTAGACCATCGCCAAGTGAACATCTTGATCTTCAACGGAAACCGTGTCCGGCGATCCGCCGACTTGATTCACGCGCGCATCTTGCGTGTTGACAGTTCGATAAGTTATTGCAATATAGCCATTACTTGATGACCACCCAAGAAGGAACGAACGATCGGTCGCCCATACCCCATGAAACATGAACGCGTGAAGGTGTGCGCCCGAAGAAGGTCGGATCGATCCGGTTGCATGATTCACCCACATCGAAATCGACCACGACGAAGTATAGTCCAAAGTGAATTCGGAATATGCCGCGTTCGTCAAACTCAAATATTCTTGCGTTGAAGCGTTGTCCCGGCATCGTGCAGCGTTCCCAAACTTGCCGGCCACGGCCGCCGCGTTGACGTTCGTTAGCGAAGCCGTTCCGCCGAAGCGTGTCGCGCGATCAATTGAAGTCGCTTCGTTCATTGTCCAATAGGCAACAAGCGAATCGAATTCGGTCGACGTATTAAACACAACATAAGCGACATCGGTTCCGTTCTCTTGGAGAACGCCGACGGTGTTCATCGGATCTTCGCCGTTGTCGCCGTGTCTGAATTCTATTGTGTCGTTAATGGCAAAAGTGTCGCCGGATAGACTAGAAAGAATCGTCCACGTTCCGCCGTTCTTGCGGTATTCAACGCCGGTAATCGAATGACCTTCGACTAGATCGTGAGTGACGGCAGTTGCGACAACATAGGGTTTCGAGATGTGCCCGTTAGCGAAAACGGTTCCCATGTTGAAGAGTGACGCAAGGTCGGTCGACGTGGGCGTTGTTGTGAACCCAAGTGTTTCGATCGCTTCGTATACAACCGAATCAACAGTGTGACGGCTTGTCACTTGAACAAGTGCTTCATCCGTTCCCGGAATTTCACCGTCAAGCGGTGCAAGGAAATCACCACGCGCGACCACGCCGGCCGCATCGTTTGTCCACGTTCCCAGGCCCATCGAAATGGTCAGCCCGTCCGCGTCAATCGCCGAAGCGGTCACAAGTGATTCGTGATCGTGCTTCACTTGGAAGCCGGCATCCAGTGTCGCCGCGTCCGCCGTAAGCGACAAGACTTCGTCCGTTGTTTCCCAATCGCGCCGTTTCCATTCGACATCAATTCCTTTTGTGTCGCCGGTCGGATTCGTGATCGTCGCATCAATGTCAATCGTCGGATCGAACCGAACAGATGAAACGGAGATTTCAAACGGGGGATACGGTCGACGATAGCGGTTGTCCATCGTCAGTTGGAACGTCTTCGATTCGCCCGTTGTTAGTTCGTCATCACGGGAGAAGGCGCGCGGTTGAATGTCGACAACGTCGCCGACCGGAAGTTCAGAAGTTGAAAGACCGGAGTTCACAAACAGCAAGTAAACATCAGTCGTTGAAAGATGCGTCGCCGGTACGGAATCCATCAGCCCACGATAACAAACGTCAAGGTCGATCGTTGTTGCGGTCTGATTTGAAAATCCTTCGAAGCCGATGAATTCGTCCCCGATCTTGATGATGTTCGCAAGGTCTTGCCCGATTTCGGCCGCGCTTGCGCCTTCGGGATCAAGCGCCAAAACGATGCGCGCTATGGAATCCGGGGAAGCCGCGATTTGAATTGTTGTCGACGGGTTCGCATCGTCCGAATTGATTTGAACGTTCAGGTTTCCGATTAGGAACATCCCCGCAACGTCACCATCAAGAACGTATGTTTCCGAAGAAGGGTCCGTCGCATGATTTCGACGGTAGATGTTGATGCCGACTTCGCTTCCTTGAGCGCGCGCGCCGACAAAGATTCGTTCAGTTCGCGCCGGGTATTCCGGATCGCGATCGACGATCGCCTTGGGCGCTTCGAAGACTTGATGTTCGTCCGTCGGGATCGCAACGACATCTTGGGTGATCGGAGTCCATCCCGTATCTTCTGGATCGCCGAAGAAGGATTCTTCAAGCGAAAAGATATCCTGAAGAAGTCCGATCGTGATCTTACCTTCAACGTCATCCCCGTAATCAACACGGGTCACGCGGAACGGTGCGTTCGTGAAGCCAAGCGCGGAATCCCCCCATCGGAAAACGTCAACGGGATTCGCGTTCCAGAATTGACGGTCAACAACGATGGTCGCCTTCGCAAGCGGGAACGAAAGGAAGCGAAGTTCACGCGCCGCAAGTGCCGTCGCAAGAACCCTATTCTTGACGCCCGGCATCGATATGGTCGACGCGACGATTTGGCCTTGTTGCATCGATTGATTCGCCAGGTCGTGAGATTGTGCGAACGTGTCGAAGTAATCGCGGGAACGATCGTTGAATGAAATTCGAAGTTGATTCGTTGTTCCTTCCCATGTTTGGCGGGAAAAGTCTTTCACTTCAACAACGTTGTCATCGTCGAACAACGCGATGTTTGATATGGAACCATCGCCGGCCGAGTTCGTCAGCGTTCCGCTAACAACAACGGTCGTCGCTGTTGACGCGGTCACGGTCCATTCCCCATCATTCGCGGCAACAAGCATCCCTTCCGCGTATACGGTATCACCGATGGCGAATTCGTCACCGCCGGATGCAACGTTGAACGTGTCCGTTCCAGTGACGGAAGTCACGTCGATGCCTAGAACATAATCGTCGCGCGCAAGCTTGACCGTCACTTTCCCGGTCGACTTGTCGAGATAGAAAACGCCATCAATTTGTCGCTGAATTAGTTCCAACATTTCCGCCGCCTGAATCGAGCGATCCAGAACCATCGCGAATCCGTTTCCTTCATCCCAAAGAACTTCCGCCGCTTCCGCGAACGCTACCGCATCAACGTCCGGAGTCAGGAACCCAAATCCCCAATCGCCATCAATGAAAACTTCCCAAGCGACTTCCATCGGGTTCACGTCCGTTGCGTCAACGATGTTGTGGCCCACGGTATAGTCGGGCGATGCCGCTTGATCCAGAAGCCCAGAAGGGAAGCGCGAAACTTCGAACGACCACGGCTTGATGGTTGTGGAGTTTCCAACATATACGCCTTCGGCCACAACGTAAGCGGTTCCGCGATAAGCGGGGGTCGCGCTTGCCCCGCCTTGAAAGTTTAGAAGATAGTCATTTTGAACTTGAAGGTCGCGGCCATCCATCATACGGATGCCGCCATCGATGCCGCCCGTTCCTAAGTTGTCACCCCCGAAGAATCCCGGTTTCGTGATGACCGTTGCGACGTTGTGAGTGAAGCCGCCGTCTTGAAGGATCTTGTCGCCGATCCAAATTTTATGAAGTGTGACGCCGGTTGTTCCGCCGGCCCGGCATAACGCCATCTGAATTCCTACAAAATAACGATAGCCCGTGACAAGCGTTTTCTTCGACCAAAGGCCGGTCTTGATTTTCTTCTTGATCGGTTCTTGAACAAGGTTTCCCCACCATATGACGTTCGGCCCCTTCACCTTCACGCGCCCCCAGATAAGCGGAACGACGCGACCTTCAACGGCCGTCGGGAATTTGAAGTCACCGTCGCCGGCCGGCTTCGCATTTTCAAGCTTGGGCTTCGGCCGCAACAATTCCGAAAGGATCAGCGAAACGGAAGCCATCACAAGTCCGATGATGATCGCGGTCATGATTTCCGCGTGAACAACGCCCGGAACTTGTTCGTGTGTTCCGAAGAATTTGTCGAGTACCGCCCCGATCAGAATCAGCGCGCCGAACAATTGTTCTTTCTTTGTCGGTTGTTTCATTAGTCAAGGCCCGTTTCGAAAGGATTCTTTGTCGGAACGAAGGGAAATCCCCCGTAGTTGATTGCGTTTGAAAACTTCGTTTGACAATCGGTCACGCGACGATGCTTGCATCCCGGAACGAAGCGCAACGATTCCCCGTTGATTGTATTCGCGAAAGGAATGTTCAGCTTCATCACGTTTGCGGTTTGGCCCACGATCAAACGGTATTCGCTCCCGAATTGACAAAGGCCGGCTTCCCAATAGTCATCGCCCCCGCCGACGTTCGTCAGGCCCGACGTTGTGACGTTTCTTCCATCTACGGCGGTGATCGTCGCGTTTTCTTCGAACGTGGCTTCAGACAGCCCACAGCGCGCGTCGTACAACATATGATTGCATAGCCCTTGATAGGTGTGTCGCGGGACGGGTCGTTCAGCCGCCGACGTGATTTGCCGGCAATTGATCTTGACGGCTTTTCCATCTTGCCCAAAGCCCACAGTCGACACAAACCCCTTGAACGCGACAACGGTTTCGTCGGCCGTGTCGGTCCGGTGAACTTGTCGGATCGTGATGCTTGCGCGATCCCCCGGAATGACCGTCACGAACAAACGCGCAAAAGCATTTGTTGACGGAACCGTGATCGTGATTTGATTTTCGCCCGCGTCTATAGTGTTTTTGATTGATGTTCGGGATATCGTTTCCGCGGTGTAAACGATTGCGCCGTATGTTTCGTCGCTTTCTTGATTCGTGTATGTGAAGAAGTCACCCCCTAAAGCGAACTGATAAAGCTCGATGGGTTGACCATCTTCGCGTGACCGTTCTTCAATGCTAAAAGACATCTAGTCATCCTCTTCAAGAACAGTCATCACGGGGAACGTGACGACGGCGGTTCCGTTTGCGTCAAAGTGTCGGATCTTGATTCGATCCGTGTTGATTCGAACCTTCTCGATGTATTCGATCCGGTCAATGTCTGCAAGAACGGCGGTGATTCCCGTCACCGTTCCGCCGAAGTCCAGTCGTTCAACCCCGGTTGATGGTTTCGATGAACCCGTAATCACAAGCGGGTCGGATTGCGTTCCGTCCGTTTTGGTCACGCGGATGATGTTGCGCGGTTGTCGTTGAACGACCGAATCAACATATGAAACATCCGATATGTCAATCACCGCATCCGTCGGTCCGATATCCGCGACCGCTTCCACGTCCGGAAAGAACGTCGGAAGATAAAAGGAAATCGCGCGCCCCTTCAAAGCGTGAAGCAAGTTCCGGATGTCTTGCGTGTCGGAGCGTGTCACCGAAACAAAACCCTTCGACGATCCGCGCCGCGAAACTTCTTGATCGGTGAATTGAACCGGCGATCCGGTTCCGTTGTCAAGAATCCGGATGTTCCGGTTCCATGTTTCATTTATTGCCGCGCCTTGAACAACGTTCGCATCGTCAAGAAGAACGCGACCGGCGAAACTATTATAGGCAGCGGTCGACGCGATGTCAATATCATTTCCAATGACGCGGAACTTCAATCGGTTGTTTTGAAGATTGTTGATGGATCGTTCTTGTCGAACCGATCGATCCATCAAAGCCGCTTGAACAGGCATCACGCGCGCGCCGGCCGCGATTGACGTTTGGAACGGTGACGTGAACGTGATCGTCGTTGCATCGAAGGAATCAATTTGCAACGCTTCGAAGGTGAAAGGGTCCGTCCATACAACGGCAAGGCCGCCGGCGCGATAGTCCGCGTTCGCCGTCGAACCCACGGTGATGACGGTATCCGTTGCGGTGATCGCCGCTTCAAGGGAAGTCGCTTCGAACCATATCGGAACACCGAAGGCGCGATCTTGTCCGTTGAAGATGACGTTTTCCAGAAGTCGCCGATCGGCTTCGTCGGTCTTGATTTGGTATTCGTAAACAACGCGCGGATTCTTTCGGAGTGCGCGCCGTTGTTCTTTGCCGCTTCGTGTCGTGATGACATCCGTCAGGAATTCCAAAGATTCCGAGATGGGAAGTTCAGGTTCGAACGGGAATAGAACCGAACGCGTTCCGGCGATGGGGATCGTCAAAAGTCCCGGATCGTCAAAGGTGAAGTCAAGCGTTGAACTGATTGTCGGCGGTCCGATCAATGCAACCGTCAGCGTTCGCGTTGCGCCGGAGTGTGGCGAAAAGACAACGGTCGGCGGGGGGAATGAATCTAGGTCAACACCAATTCCCGCGCCGGCATCCGAATACGCGGTCCAGGATCGATCGGCGGTCCGGTACGATGAATAAATATCGATGGTGAAGATTTGATCGGAAAGGATGATGCCCGTGTCAATTGAACGCGGCAACAAATACATCTTTTCGAAGAATACATCCGAATGCGTTTCACCTTGAAAGCCGCCGAAGGTTCTTCGAATCGGTGTTGGAAACGTGACGTTTCCTTCGGTCAGAAAGCCCGGTGCGAACGCAAGTGTTCGCGGTCCCGCTTGGGCATTCGCGCCGCCGTGTTCTTCGCTCGGTTCAACGGCAGTCGGTACGGATGGCGGTGTGTGTATCGTCGCGACCTTGAATCGGCCGGTCAGTGATTGCGCCGTCATTGCCGCGGGAACATTCCCGTCGACCGTTGCACCGAAGCCCATTAGACCAGAACCAAATAAGCGACGCCCGCGTTTCGTGATCCCATGATATCCGTTCCAGGATTCAGCAGTTTAGCGCCCCAAGGGAAGAACATCCAAGTGTCGCCGCCTAGTGTGATTTGTTCCTTCGGTTGAATGTTTCCGATGTTGCAAACGCCCACGTCGGGCATCTTCCCGAGCATATACCGAACGGTCGTTGATCCCGTCGAACCGTGGGCCGCAAGTTCAACCGGGATGATGGGAATGAACGCATTGTTCGGGTTCCCGCGCAAGTGAAGAAGCGCCGACGGCCACGGACCATGTCGCGTGTATCCTTCGACCTTCATCACTGAATTTCCGTCGTCGTCGGCCGTTCCCGGAACGCTTACCGAATTTGTCACGATCGCCCAGTTGCCCGAAGCGGGTTGACCATCCATGTTGCGGATGCTAAGTGTTCCGCCGTGAGTCGTCGGGGATGATCCGGTGTGATTGCCATCAAGAAGAACGCGATGCCCAGATGCCCACGGTTGCCCTTCCGCCGATGACGTGATGGACCAGTCCCATCCGTATGAAAACGCGCCGCCATCCCAAGTTGAATATTTGGTCAAGTGACCGAAGCCGAAGTGACAATATCGGCCGTCGCGGTTGTATTCTAAAACAAAGTAGGCATAGAATTCATCGTTCGTCGCGGCAACGTCCGCGTTCGTGAATCCCCAAAGTTCCGCGTTCGAAAGATCAAGATCGGTCGCGCCGTTGTGGAAGTGAACAACGGAAGGATGCCCCGAATCCCCGGTTTCGTTTCCAAGGTCAAGCGGTGACGTTCCCGCCGCGGTTGTTTGGTAGATGTCGAAATGGTCTTCAGAATCCCATCCGACTTGAACGAAACATTCGCCCGGTGATCCGATCGACCATCCAGCGTCGCCGGCCGTGGTGCCGTTGGGCGCTTCGTCTTGTGTCCATCCGGCCCCCGTCAAGAAGGTGTCGATGGCATCGAACAGTGATCGCATCGTTGTGATTGTTTTATCGTTTAGGTAAGCCATTATGGACTAACTTTCAAAGCGAACCAGTGTTCCCGGTTCGTCATTCGGCAATTGTTGAAAACAACGTATAGATCGCCGCCCGCATCGATCAAGTCTTCGGCGCTTAGAGTCCCGACGTTTAATTCGCGATCGATTCTTCGGATGCCATCCATTTCCCCCGCGACAAGGTTCACGGGTTCGATGCCCATACAAACGACTTCGGCCAAATACAATTGATCGTCGCCGCTACTTTGTGGCGTTGGTCGGAAGCGTTCCGTCGGCGCGTCTTCACCGCCCGCGCTTGTCGCTGTAGCGATAGAAGCGAACGATCCCCAATCTTGTTTTTCTGAATTCGTGTTGTTGCTTGCGATGCGGTCCGCTTCTTCGATCAATGAATCTTGTGTTTCGAAGTTCCCGCCCGGAATAAGATGGAACGTGGCGTTGACGCCCAGGATGTTCCCGCCGGAGTTGTACCCGTTATGAAACGGAATCCATGAACCGCCCGGCGTGAATACTTGCGCCGGCCCGTTGTCCGCATCGTTTTCGGCAACCGCCGCATTCATTCCAAGCCAAGCGGTGTTCGTCGAAAGAATGTTGAAGTCATGTTGTGACGAACTACCCACGACCAGCATCGGATAGTCGTATTCGGTGCCGGTTGCGTAAGGGTTCAGAAGCGAGATGTGGATGCTTGAATATATTCCGTTGTCGACGTTGAAAACGCAATTGATTCCGCGATCGGTCACGCGCATATAATAATTGAAAGCAATGTCCCGAAGAACGCAATATGAACCCGTGTCGTTGTCCGGGTATCTTCCGACGGTCATGTTCACTTGGGCTTCGAAGTCATTCGCATCCGTATACAGTGGAGCCGACGCGATTTCCCAATTGAAAACGGAAGTCGTGTTCGTGTAGCTTCGGATGCCCACAGAAGCGCCCGCCGTGGAAGTCATCCAAACTTCGATGTCGGTTGTTGTGTCAATGATCGCGGAATATGTCACGGTCAGCGTTGCTAGGTTGTCGCCGGTTCCCGTGGAAAGAACAGTTGAAGCGGGGTTCGCCGGTGCGCGGTGATATGTTCCGCCGGATACAACCGAAAGCGTCGTGATCGC